TAAAACCGGTGCCACCCCTGGGGCGTTCAAAATTTCCATTGCTGAATGGTATTGCCATAATTTATTCTCATTTAATTGTTTATAGTGAAATTGGTGGATTACCTGTTAATGGCGTTCCTGCCGTTGTATTTATTGTCTGTTTATTAACAGTAATCGTAACAACTGTTTGTCCACCTGTTTCATTTCCGTATATTGTTAACGTTGTTGTCTTGGATGCAGCTATTGCTGATTTAGCTTTTACCCTAAACGTTTTACCTACTAAACTAACACTTTGTCCGGATTCTACTGAGAATGGCGGTGATGCAACGGATGTTGTTCCTAATGACGGTTCCACAACTTCTAAAGTTGCAACATCTGAATCTGCCAATATTGCAGTATATCCATAAGTTTTATTTCCTTCAGAATAATTAATTGTTTCTGGTTTAATAATATCCTGTTGACCTGCGTTTAGTGTTACTGCCGAATTCGGTACATCCACGATTGGTATCCGAATAGTATTTTTTGGCAATGTAACCAACTTATAACGCATCATTTGTGTTTCATCAGGTAAAGCTTCTGTTATTGGCATTGCTTCTATGACAGCACCATAATAGTTCGTTCCAAGTGGATGATCTGTATTATATAGAGTATAATCAATCTCATCATCTGCTAATGCAAAATGTGTTATATTGAACCTGTTTTGCCCTTGAGCTAATAACTCGCGCCCTTTTCTTGTTAAAATTGCGTCAACTACTATTGTAGAGTTATTTAATAATCCCATATTTTATTCTCATTTATTTATTTTGAAATATTTTAATTCAAGAATCCGCCCTTTGTTTGGGCATACCCTAATACTTTTTTCATTTTCCAAACTTTATTACCTAGATCTGTAAAATGTATTTTATTATCGTTATCTGATGTCTTGTTTTCCATATCATACGGAGCAACATGACCACCTTTGAAAGGTGTGAAAACAATTTGCCAAAGACCATCCATACCTTCGATCTCTACTACATCACCTACATATAATGATTTGCCAGTTTTTGCATCAGTAACAGGACCATCATCATTAGTCTCAACAATATTTTCATTTTTTGCGGCATAATTTTTATCCACATAATTAAAAAATTTCTTTTTAGCTGCAGTAGAAGATAATTGATTCAATGATTTTATTTTGAATTTCTTCATAGCGTCTTTAAAAAATTCTTGATATTCTTGTTTATTTGATCTATTCATGTAAATATTCCTTGACAATTTTCCACTTTATATAAACATTCTTTATATAATCTATATTAATAAATATAAAAGTATTTCAAATTTTCAATTATTCAACCCTTAAATTGCCATCAGCACCACCGTCTGAAATAAATAGTGAATTTGGATTAGTTTGCTTAACTACTACAACTGGTCCTCCATCGATTGTTTCCGACGAGTCTATATTAATAGCAGGTCCGGATAATTTTGTTCCTTTAAAGCGCGAATTATTTGCACTTGAGCACTCGTTTATTTGATAATACCAATTTTCCAAATCTACACCAGACGGCCATTGATAGCACTTGTATGCTTCCTTTAACCAAAACTCGTCAGTACGATCGTATTTATTCTCAAATAATCCAACATTATAAAGCACAACATCATTTAAACCATCTGTTTGTATGGTAATTACTTGACCAATTTCTTTAATGCTTCTAGGTAAATTGAATCGTACTTCCCTGACATGATATTGCGAGCCTGTTCGATAAAAGGATATGTTTTCTGTAACGGGATGTGTATAATTAATAGTGTCTAGCGCTTGATTTTGAGTTAAAATTGTAATTTCATTTTTTGTTGTGAAATCTGTAGATATTGCAAATAACCTAAGTAAATACCCATTTTTACTGACAGGTAGATCATTGACATTGTAACCAATACTTACAGCATTTTCGGCTTGAGGTATCACTATACCTTTTTTATATCGGTAACTGTCAGAAACATTGGCTATTCCCATCGAACCGGTAATAGTATGACTTCCGGAAAAATACCAATTATCAAACCCACTTTGAACGTTTCCATTCGTCAAAAGAGAAACTTGATCAGGATACGAATCATAATAATACACTTTTCTTTTATAGCACGCATTTGATCTTGGGTCTTTAATAACGGTATATACTTTACTGTCATCAAGAGCACCTGATGGTGAAAATCCTAAATATGCATCTAACACTTGAATACTACCGGTATCATTCACTTTAGGTTGAATATCAACATCACATATGTTTGTTAAACTACCAGTGTAATAAACATATCTATAATCAACATCTTCCACTAATTGAACAGATCCTGTGTTATACTTGTATGTAATACCAGCATCTGGTTCATGATCAATATCTGCATCATATACCGGATATTTACCACTCTGTGATACTGGATACGGAATAGTATCTGAATATTGCGGGTTTGTTACTGTTGGCCTTTTACTTAATTTAACTTTTGATCGATGTAATAAATCGGGCTCAATTAAAATACCCGCAATTAAATCTGCTCGGCCTGGTACTAATTGTTTTATTTGTTCAAAGAAAGTATAATCATACAGACTTAAGATTCGTATAAATGCATTAATATCATTTCGTGACTGATATTTTTGATAATACTCATTACTTCGATTTTTTAATGTATTGTATTCAGAGTTAAATTCTTCTTCCGGATCGCCTACCCAATTATGCAAATTCGCATAACCCATATGATTAATAATCTCACGATTTATTTGATCAGTTTGTGAAAAAACAATAGCGAGTCTTGAACTATCTGTCGGTTTGTCATCATACTGCGATGTTTCACCTCGTGCACTTGGCGATAAATCAAATTTCAATGAATTATCTTCCAATCGTATTTTTTCTGATCTGAAAGTATTACCAACAGTTTTCGGTGCTACGGCATAATACGTTTCATTCACAACTGTATATTGCGATTCTTGATCTCCTACAAAACCAGAAAATGAAACTGCTGTTGGTAGAATACCTGTTTGGTTAGGATGACTTGACGATTGCGTAACTGAATTGTTTGTGCTGTGGTTCCATCGTTGATTATCTAACCCAAACGGATGATATCGATACAAAGAATAGAACGACCCAGATAGCGAGTTTACGTGATACGCAGCTGGATTTTTTACGTGTTGATTAAACGTGGTGTTATTATATGTTGTATAATATTCTTTATATGCTTGAACATGCCCAGAAAATCTGTAAACGTCAGTTCCGGAGCCGCTTAGTGTATAACCTGCACTTGAGCTTGCGTTTAACTCAGACAGCACTGATGCTGGTGAACCTCCTAAATATGCAACGTTATAAGTCGTATTATGATTATTTGTCGCTGCTAAGCTTGAAGAAAAATTAATTACACCGTAAGAACAATCCAAAGATTGTGCGATATCAACATACCACTGACCCGTTGTTGGGTCAGAATCCCAACTCTTATACAAACGAACAGTCCACAAATCATCATTAAATAGTGGCAAGTATTCAGAATATTCAATTTGACTTGAGCCGGTAGTATTTGTAAAGTTTTCGATCATCAGTTTTCCATATTCAGTAGATCCAGAAATGCTTGCTGATGATTCTAGGGCTACTGATGATACTAATGATAGTGCAATTACAGGTGAATTATCTGTCCTTGCTATTGTGAATAAATTCCTTGGATTAGTTGATCCGGTGGTATCTGTAGAAAAACGAAACTCATATGTATCCGGGTATCGATTGTATGTTGTTGAACCTGTTGTTGCATTGCACCATTTTCCATCGCCAAATCCATAAGTAGCTACATCGTTTAAAGTCTGTGGGATTTCTACATATGAGCTTGTTTCTGTATTTAATTTATACCCAAATCGATCTTCGATAAATACTGGCATATCTACATCTTCTATACCAGGACCACCATATTCCTTTATTGATAATAAAGTATTTGGTATTCCATATATTGATAATAGTGCCTTTACTGATCTTGAAGTTCCTTTAGTTTTTAGCAAGTATGGTAAGTTATTTACAATTCGTTTCCAAACCTGTTGTGTTTGCTCCTCATGAGATATTACTCGCATATTAGAGCTTGTTTGGAAACTACCCGACTGATCTGTTCCTAATTTATATTTCCAAAGATTGGATAATGATCTCGTGTTTTGTAAATCCCAACCAAAACTCTTTGCAATTTCAAATAACAACTCTTTTGGTGCACCTCGTTCCGGATGTTCATCTTTATCATGGATTGATGTTAGAGCATCGATATATGAATACATATTATCAAAATGCTCCCCGATCATGTTTACAAAAGTAACATAATCACTGTTATTTGAATCCATTAATATATGCTCTGGAATTGTCCACCACAAACTATTGTAATTACGAGCATCATAAAAAGAAGCTGTTGCAAGGTTGTTTGAATACCATGTTTCAACAATAGAAGATGTGTATGAATGTAGGATATATTTATCACCTGACTCGTATTTAGGCCATGGTGTTAATGAACCTGATATGTCGTGTGTGAATAATGAACCAGACTGTTGATAATATAACCATCTTTCAAATGGATCAAAGTTGGATACTAATTTATCAATTCTATTTTGAATTGTAGTAATTGCTGCTTCTGTTGTATTTGCTAATGATTGTGTCGTGGTTGAATTAAGAGTCTTCTTATCTGCGTTGTAGCTTTCAATTAATTGTATTTTGTATTTGAAATTTTCCAATCGATTTTCAGCACGGCTATAGAAAACAAAATTATTGTAATCCGTATAATCTATGTTAAGAGTAACATTGGAAGATCCTGTAATGACGCTATCAAGAATTCTTTGAGTGGTTGGCAAATCCGCATCTAATAAATCATTCCAACTTTTATAAACAGTTTCTTGCGATTTCCAATCATCAACATCAATATCAAATCTTGGACCTCTAATTGTATATTGATCCGGTATTAGTTTCTTACCAGCATCTAATAAAACAGTATCAGTATAAGAATCAATAACTTGAATACCAAACCACGCATCAGAAAAATCTGGTATTTCTTCAGATATTGGATTATATGTCTTTATATAAAATACGTTCTGATCTAATTCATCAAACCTGACGTTTAGGACTTTATATATTTCATTTTCACCGAAATTTACAATGAAATTATTCAACATATCGATTGGTGATAGCGAGAATAAAAATTCTCTAAATTGTTGCAATGCTACACCAAATGTCTCTGGATTTGAAATTGTAAATTTTATCTCGTTTCGTTCTGGAGAAACCTCTTGTATAAATGCCGGTTTTAATTCACCCTTTCGCGCAGATCCAAAGACAGGAGATATAATATTAGTAACAATTTTATAACTCCCTTTCTCTATACCTAATACTGCAAAAACTTCTCGGGCATCTATTAAAATGCTATTTGAATCGATATCACGCAACAATGTTGCATCATATGTTGATCCTATATAATCGCCGTTAAATGTATAAACATGAACTTCGGTAAATAAAGATCCGTCTTCCACCGTGGGTATTTGTGCAGCATACTGCTCATACCCCATATTCTCTAAATCATCATTCTTGTAAACCACACCGTATTGTGGTGTATTGGTAGACTTGATAGTTTCGACGTTTATATATCTTTCTAAACTCATATCTTAACTTAGATCCCGCACCAGATCAAATAATTCATCTATTTGATCTTGTACATTGTCATAAAAATCATTTATCTGCTCTGTTTGTTGTTCCTGTTGCGATCTTGCGGCATCTGCCAATACTGTTGCTTGTGCAATCGAACCTTCTGCTGCTGTTTGGAATGCTTCTGCTTGTGCTAACGCAGCTGCTGCGGCTGCTCGTTCTTGTTCCACTTCATTATTTAATGCATTGAATGTTTGATCTACTGACGCTTGGAATGAATCCATGGCTCCACACGCTGCACCTACTGTATCAGATAATTGTGAAAATGATTCACCGAATGGTGTTATAGCCATTTCTTCAGTAAATTCCGAAGATCTATCAGCGCTAACAGTTCCGCCACCAGCACCACCGCCTCCTCCGGCACCGCCACCAGATCCTCCGGCACCACCACCTCCTCCGGCACCGCCACCTGATCCTCCAGAACCACCGCCAGAACCACCGCCTGAACCACCTCCGCTGCCACCAGAACCACCTCCGCTTCCACCAGTGCCACCTGAACCACCACCGCTACCACCACTACCACCGCCGCTTCCACCAGTGCCACCTGAACCACCAGAACCGCCTGAACCACCGCCTGAACCACCGCCTGAACCACCTCCTCCGGCACCGCCTGGTGGTGGTGTCATTATATTATTCTGAACACTTGGGGGAATTGGAATAGACGGTTCATTTCCTAATTGTATTTCAGCTGCCACTTTTTCTGCATCCGTCGGTGTGAACCCACCATTAATGAGTATATTAGTGTTTGATTGTCTAATTAAATCTGCATATTGTGATGGCTCAATTACTCTAATTGATTCGTAAATTTGCCCTTTTTCTGCTAATAATACCTGTACTGTTTTAAAGTTAGGAATTTGTGTGGTAATACCATTTATAATAGTGTGGTATGTGTAATTTTCTGGTTTCTGTACACCTTGACCAACAACTCGAAAGATTGTCCCGTCATCAAAAACAAACGGATCACCTAAAACAGATATTGACTCTCGTGGGCTGAAATATTCGAAATTCCTATTGACTTTATATATAAAATTTGCATCATTTAAAAACACTTTCAACGGTAATAGATTTATAAAAGACTTTGATTCTTTTATTGGTATTATTGCGGTTTGACTAAAATTCCGCTGAGAAATTTTGCTTGCAATTGGATGTTTTGCAATCATTTCAGCCTTAGTTTCTTTTGTAATAGATTCACTATCGCCCGGAAATCCATTCAAAATAAACCGCATTTGCCCTGCTTCAGGTGAACCAGGTACTGCATATTTAATTGGTGCAAAAATTGTGTTTATACTTTTCATCGCTCAACTTTAAAATTAATACCGCTGTCAATAATTTCTGTTCCATTATCATCCACTACTTTTATCAGCACTTTATAATAACGAACTGGTAAAAAGTTCGCTAAATCTAACGTTATAAAATGCCCATCATCATCCAAATCTATCTTAGTTCCGACCGTATTATATGGAACTATTGAAGTACCTGTTACATAATCCACAACTGAATAGTATGTCGTTTCTGGAAATCGTAATGGTGTAATATTTCTAACTGACCGACTATAAGATTTAGTTGGATATTTTTCACGAACACCCAACCGCAATTTTATATTTTCTCCAACTCGATAAAACGATTTCAAGTTTTTACAATACACCGTATAATTGTTATCTACAAAACTCGCTGTTGAAAAAGAGCCAGTATAACCTGAGTGGTTATCCCAAAATATTTCCAACCTTGGTATGTAAATTGTGTGTGTATCTTTACCGAAAAATTTCAAACTACCATACACATTTGAATCACCCTCACTACCAGAAGAATGCTTTAATATAAAACCATTATTAGTAATTGATCCGCTTACCCATTCTTGAACAATTGGTGTTACATTCATCCTAATATCTGGGCTTTGGAACGAGAATGATTGCGATGCTACATAATTTGAGTTCCAACTTCCACCACCCGATACAGATGTATATTCAACAACATAAGAAGCGGAATTCCATTGATCTGCAGCATCTTTTGATGACTTATATGCCCAAGAAACGCCATTTGTTACTTCAGGCCTATCATTATAATAACCGTTACCATTTACCCAGCTTTCTGCTATTGGATGTGCATATAACGTATATTCATTTGCAACAGCAACTGAATCAATTGAATACAAATTTAAATAATATTGAGCAGAACCGGTATCGATTGTTTGTGAAGTAACACCACTTAAATCAAAATCAAGTAATATTCTTGAATTATATGTAGAGCCCCATTCGGCATATAAATCAGACTCATCATCCCGGGTTTGACCTTCTGCAAACTTAGTTATTTCAATAATCTGATCCGCTCCTGTGTTTCTATACTGAGCTTTTTCATATATTGTTGCATCACGCTTTGGATAAAGTATTTTATACATTCATAGCCTCCAAGCAATTAAAAGCTTCACGAAAATGAACTAATGCTTCGTTAAACTTTTTTTCATTATCTATATTTTGATCATTTTTTACAATAACTGAGATATTTTGTATAATTTCGTCGATTTCTTCGATATAGTTATTCAGATCGTCTTGTGATGACTCTGGTTCGTAGAAATTTTCTAAAATATCTCTTAATCTTTTATTTTGTTTCATCATTTTACTTCAAATTTAAATTCATTACAGGTCAATCACCCTCCCTTTAATATCTTCGCGAGGATATTTAACTTCAAATACTGATGGATCGAGTGATGGATATATTATATTATTCCGTGTGGCATCTTCAATTGAATATACATTTCCGGAATAACCGAGCGTAGTATCTGATAAATTCGTTACTTTAAAATTATCAATTGTTTGCACGCCATCAATCTTATCTAATTCAATAACAATATCTGTTATTTGGATTGGTGCGTTTATTTGCATATTATCATTATTAAATAATTCAATCAATCGATTATTACACTTCAATAAAACTTCATACGAATTGAAATTCGGGCGTGTAATTATATCATATTCTATGCCAATATTAATGATGAATGGATCCTTTATATTGATAGCATCAGTCATTAATCGATATTGACTTAGATAATTTCTTAAGTTTTCTTTAATTGCATCATTAGCAAATGTAAATTGACCAGCCGCGTTTTTTGTTAATATATACAAATTTAATGCATATGGGTTTGGTATAGTCTCTTGCGAATTCCATCTCGATGTTTGAAAATCCTGCTCGATATATGCTGCTGCTATAGAACCATATTTATCTGGCATAGTGAAGCAACGCAATATATAATCTTCACGAGTTACAGATCTGTTTTGAGCAGCAAAATTTGCCATTGCTTCTTCACGAATTACATCGATATCTTTTCTATTCATACCACCATATGCCGGATGTGGATTATTTGCAGTTACAGAATTCTGTATTTCCGTCAATACGACTTGGTCTACGCCTGCTAATTGAGATCTAAAATTGATTGTATCAATTGTATTTAATGTATTTGCTTTTACGTTTCCATCAAGGCCATTCGATACTGCATATTTTACGGTCAATGTAGTGTCGTTTGGTGCTAATCCATATGTCTTTGTATAAAGAAAATTTGTAGGATCAATACCAACATCTTCTGCTCTTGCAAAGTAATCCAAACCTAAACCAACATTCATAGGATTTGGTATAATTTCCTCATCAGCTTCACTATTTAATCCTGCTCCAAATTGTATTTCCAAAAAATCATCATTTCTCCGCCTTGTTATAAATCGTTTCTCTGTTTGTTTATAACATAGCATATACGGTACTGTTGAAGCATATTGTGTATAATTTCGATTATTGAATTCTGTATTTCTGATCGATATTGGCACCAAATCTTGAGCTAAATATGGAACCTCATACCATATATTATTATCAGAGTCTGTAATTGATACAACTTCGGAAATATTTGAATT